AGCACTTGCCGGAACGTGGCGATGTATGGGGCAAACACCACCCGTTGGCACTTACACTGACATGCCAGCAACGCTGTTTTTAAGGATTTCTTAATATGAATTACCGCAACGCAAAATTTACAGCGCAACCAACCGTCATTGACTGCGAGATTGAGCATCCCAAGTTTGGCTGGATACCCTACACGCTTGACCCTGCTGACACAGATCAGACGGTAAACAACGCGGACCTTATGGCATTGATCCAAGGTCGCAATGACGTGGCGGAATACGTTGAGCCGCCTGTTGACCCCAAAGCCCTCACAGCCGAAGCCCGCACCCAACGCAACAGGCTCCTAAGTCAGACCGACTACACACAACTTGCAGACAGCCCACGCGACAAGCAACCATGGGCCGTCTACCGTCAGGCTTTACGTGACGTCACAGATCAAGTAGGTTTCCCAGAGACTATTGTTTGGCCTGTAGCCCCGGAGTAGTTTAACAACAGACAAGATAGGAACCCCTATGTCAACTATTGAAGAGATCAGGACAGCAGCAGAGAACGACCTCGAATTCTTTGTCAATTTGGTTGCTCCATCTCAAGTCCTTAGTAGTTGCCACAAGGAGGTTCTCTCTTGGTGGACACGCCCAGATGCTAAGAGCTTCCAGTTGTTGTTGTTTCCACGAGACCACGGTAAGTCCCGTCTTGTAGCTTATCGGGTAGCTTGGGAACTCACAAAGAACCCTGCCTTACGAGTTCTATACATTTCAGCTACCTCCAACCTAGCGGAGAAGCAGCTTACATTCATCAAAGGTATTATGGACAGCGACATCTTTCGTCGGTACTGGCCAGAACACATTAACAAAGAAGAGGGGAAGCGTGCGAAGTGGACCAATTCAGAAGTTTCTCTGGACCACCCTCTCCGTAAGAAGGAGAACGTACGTGACCCCTCTATCTTTACTGGTGGCCTCACAACGAAGCTCACGGGACTACACTGTGATATTGCAGTTCTTGACGACGTTGTTGTAGCAGAGAACGCACTCACAGTAGATGGCCGCTCTAAGGTGGCTAGTCAATACTCCCTACTCTCCTCCATTGAGGGCTCTGATGCCCGTGAGTGGGTAGTAGGAACAAGATACCACGCCAAGGACTTGTACAACAGCATCATGGAGATGAAGGAGATTCTCTTCAATGATGAGGGTGAGCCCACTGGTGAGGAAGAGATTTACGAGATACTAGAGCGCCCCGTGGAGGACATGGGGGACGGCACAGGTCAGTTCCTGTGGCCACGTCAGCAGCGCAAGGATGGTAAGTGGTTTGGCTTTGATCGAGCCGCATTGTCCAAGAAGCGCGGTAAGTACCTCGACAAGGGGCAGTTCAGGGCTCAGTATTACAACGACCCTAGTGACCCAGACAACATCCCGGTTAGTAGTGACAAATTCCAGTATTTCGATTCCAAGTTCCTCAATCAGGAGAATGGCTACTGGCACTACAGGGGCAAGCGCCTAAACATCTTTGCAGCGATCGACTTTGCTTTCAGTCTACGCGCTAAGGCAGACCACACGGCTCTTGTAACCATTGGGGTAGATTCAGATAACAACATCTACGTCCTAGACATTGACCGCTTCAAGACTGACCGTATCAGTGATTACTTTGATCGCATCCTAGCAGCACAGAACAAGTGGACCTTCCGCAAGATTCGTGCAGAAGTCTCGGTAGCTCAGGTAGCCATTGTGAAGCAGTTGAAGGAGTTGATACGTCAACATGGACTTGCACTCTCTGTGGATGAGTACAGGCCGACTAAGCACCAAGGCAACAAAGAGGAGCGCATCTCTGCTATCCTTGAGCCACGTTATGACAACCTTCAGATATGGCACTACAGAGGCGGCAACGTCCAGTACCTTGAAGAAGAACTACAAACACGTAACCCACCCCACGATGACGTTAAGGACGCCTTAGCTTCAGCCGTGGATATGGCGATTGCACCTAGTAAGTCAGCGTCCCACAGGAAGACAAACAACATCTCGTGGAGTGCCAGTAGGTTCCGCGCTGGAGGTAAATAATGAGCGAAACAGTAGACATCAATCATCTACTCAACCCCGACAACCTAGCAGTAGAGATTGCTAATCGTTGGAACGAGTGGAACATGCTTCGCCAACCTTGGCTTGAGCAGACTAAAGAACTCCGTAACTACGTGTACGCTACGGACACTACTACTACAGGCAATGCTATTCTGCCGTGGTCCAACACAACTACCATGCCCAAGTTGACTCAGATTTCTGACAACCTGCATGCGAACTACTTTGCTACGTTGTTTCCACAACAGAAGTGGATGCGTTGGGAAGCTGCTGACTATGAGTCAGGTAAGATGGAGAAGGCGCGTGCCATCCAGTCTTATATGTTCACTAAGTCAAAGCACTCAGGTCTGGTCAACACTGTCTCCGATCTGTTGGTAGACTGGATTCTCACAGGCAACTGCTTTGCTATTGTAGAGTGGGAGGCCGACTATGTAGAGAAGGCTGACGGCACAACTACACCAAAGTACATTGGGCCTCGTACAAACCGTATCAGCCCCTACGACATCTGCTTTAATCCTGTAGCGTCCTCTTTTGAGAAGACGCCTAAGATTATTCGTAGTATCAAGTCTATGGGTGAACTGAAGCGGGACATCGATCGTGACCCCTCTAACGAAGCAACACAGCAGGCTTTCAACAAGATGGTTGAAGGTCGTCGCACAGTGAGCAACTCCACAGTAGGTGTAGACAAAGCTAAGGGCTTCGTAGCTGACGGCTTTAGCGACATCCAGCACTACTACGAGTCTGACTACGTTGAGCTCCTGACCTTCTACGGTGACATCTACGACCACGAGTCGGGGACACTTATGAAGGACCGGGTTATCACAGTCATGGACCGCGCTCACGTCCTCAGCAACGAAGAGAACCCATCGTGGTTTGGCACAGCGCCTATCTTCCATGCAGGGTGGCGTACACGTCCAGACAACCTCTATGCAATGGGTCCACTAGATAACTTGGTTGGTATGCAGTATCGCATCGACCATCTAGAGAACCTGAAGGCTGACGTCTTTGACCAGATTGCCTACCCGATTATGAAGATTCGTGGTGACGTAGAGGACTTTGACTTTGAGCCGGGTGCTCGTATCTATTTGGGTGAAGAGGGTGACGTAGCTTACCTAGCCCCAGATGGCACAGCACTACAAGCTGACATGCAGATCAATGTGCTTGAGCAGAAGATGGAAGAGATGGCTGGTGCTCCTAAGCAGGCCATGGGTATGCGTACTCCGGGTGAGAAGACAGCCTTTGAGGTGCAGTCTCTCCAGAACAGTGCATCCCGAATCTTTGAACACAAGACTGCTCACTTCGAGCGTATGTTCCTTGAGCCAGTCCTTAACGCTATGCTTGAGATTGGTCGTCGGAACATGAGCCTCTTTGAGGAGATCAGTGTGATTGATGAGGACACTGGTAAAGAGTTCTTCATGTCCATTGATCGTTCTGACATTGTGGGTAGTGGTAAAATCTCACCCATTGGCGCACGTCACTTTGCTGAGCGTGCCCGTCGTGTACAGAGCCTTACCCAGTTGTCACAAGTCAAGGCTGGTGATCCTTCCGTAGCCCCACACCTGTCGGGCAAGGAACTAGCGCGTATTCTGTCTGAGGAGCTTGGGGAACCAAGGCTGTTTGGTGAAAATGTCGCTGTTAAGGAGCAGCTTGAGACACAGACTGCAATGCAAGAGGCCGAAGTCCAGAACCAAGAACAGTTGGCTATGGCGGCAGAACAGGGGCGCTAATGCAATCAGTTTGGCTAAGGGGTCTATCAGGGGCAGAGAAAGAAAAGCGTAAGGGCGAGGTTCTCGCCTACCGCAATGCCTTTGATGACCTACGAGAGATTCTTGAACGACACTACAAACCTAAGGAGTGCGTTCGAGATTATACTGTTCCTAATTGGGAGCATCGACAGATCGCCGTGAATGAGTATAATGCTGTTCTCGACGATATAATGAAACTAATCGACTTGAACCACAAGGAACGGTAAATTTGTCTATTTTTGAAGAAACACCCGCCGAAGCCCAACCACAGGCAGAGCAGGTAGCAGAGCAACCAGTAGCTGAGACCCAACCACAGGAATCATTTATCTCGAAGCTCGTAGAGACACGCGGAGAGTCTTGGAAAGACCCAGAAGTCATCGCCAAGGGGAAGTTGGAAGCTGATGCTTACATCAAGAACCTAGAGGATCAACTCGCTAGTATGCGGGAAGACCTCGGCAAGAATGACTATGCGGCCAAGCTACTTGAGCAACTACAGAATAAGGCCCCTGATCCCACCACAGGGCAAACTGTAGAGTCCAACAATAATAATCTGAGTGGCACGAACCCTGACGGTGATACCAACCAGTCAGTAAGTGATGATGATCTGAAGAGCCTTGTTGAGAAGACCCTTACTGAGCGTGAAGCAGCAGCTACCGTAGAACAGAATCTTTCACATGTGACTAAGCAGTTGCAGGAAGACTACGGCACAGAGGCTAACGTGAAGGTGCAAGAGCGAGCAAAAGAACTCGGCATTAGTCTGGACCGTATGGAACAGCTTGCCAAAGAGTCACCCTCTGCTTTCTTTTCGTTGTTGGGTGGTGTAAAGAAGCCACTTCCATCAATGACCCAAGGAAGTATCCGCACAGAAGGTGTCAATTACCAAAGCACGAACAAACGGGACTGGGGCTATTACCAGAACCTACGTCGTGAGAACAAAACACTTTACTACACTCCCCAGATTCAGCGTCAGATTCTTGAAGATAAGAAACGCTTGGGTAGTGAGTTTGGTGCTTAATCAACAACACTCTAGGAGACTTTAAAATGTCTAACACAACTGCAAACATGGGTCTGTTGACCCGCTCCGAAATCTGGTCCACAGAGCTTAAGGACATCCTGCGCGACGAAATGTTCGCCCAGCGTTATGTCAAGATGCTCGACGGATTCCCTGATGGCGACCAGTTCACCATCCCATCGATCGGTCAGGCACAGGTAGATAACTACGCAGAAGATACTGCTGTTACTTACCGCCCACTCGACACTGGTGAGTTCACATTCGCCATCGACAAGTACCTGTCGAGCGCGACTTACATGACGAAGAAGGCAGAGCAAGACGCTTTCTACGCACAAGAGATGATGAGCCGCTTTGTTCCTGAGCAAGAGCGTGCAATCATGGCACACTTCGAAGCCACAACACTTGCAACACCTGAGACTGGTGTAGTTGCTAACTCCAACGAAGCTATCGATGGTATCGAGCACCGTTGGTCTGCTGGTGGTACAGGCGCTGTTATCACTGTTGATGACTTTGCTCGTGCACGCTTCGCTCTGAAGAAGGCTAACGTTCCTGATCGTGGTCTTGTTGCTATTGTTGACCCATCGGTTGAGTTCACACTGAACACACTGTCCCAGTTGACTTCCGTAGCCAACAACCCTAAGTGGGAAGGCATTGTCTCCACAGGTATCGCAACAGGTATGAACTTCATCGCCAACATCTATGGCTTTGACGTTTACACTTCGAACTACCTGAAGGACATCACAGACGGCGCACTGCCAACTGCTGCTGACGCTGGCGTGGACTTCTCCACAGTTAACGGTAAGGCTAACCTGTTCTTCTCCACAGATGGTGCTGCTACTCCATTCGTTGGTGCATGGCGTCAGATGCCAGAAGTTGACTTCGAGTACAACAAGGACTTCCAGCGCAACGAGTTCGTTACTACTGCTCGTTACGGCGTAAAGCTGTACCGCCCTGAGAACATGGTTCGTGTTGTCTCTAAGACTAACGTATAATCTAGAAAGAATAGGAGACTAAAATGTCTTACACAAACGCTGATGGACTTCGCGTCCTTACTTTTGGTGGCCAAGGCGAAGTCATCGACCGTGGTGTTACCGAATCTGGTACACTGGTTATCGACATTGCTGATTTCACTGCTATTGGCTCCACCTTTGGTGCTGCTGACATCGATGTGAACAAAGCTGTCATCCCTGCTGGTTCCGTTATCACTGGTGCAACTTTGGTTATGACCACTGCTGCTACTTCTGGTGGCGCTGCTACGCTGACAATCGGTACATACAACGCTGCTGGCGATGCCATCGACGCTGACGGTATCGATGCTGCTGTTGCTCTGACTGTTATCGACGGTGACGGTGACGTAGTTCGCTGTGACGGCGCTCAGGCTGCTGGTGTCCTCGGATACCTGACTGCTGACGCACACGTCGGTATGCTTTACGGTACTGCTGCTTACACCGCTGGTGCTGGCAAGCTCATCGTTGAGTTCAAGAAACTGGTCTAATTGACCAAGGGGGCTGCTTTCGGGTGGCCCCCACCACACATCCTTGGAGGAACTAATGGCTAATATCTCGCACTCTACACTGACAGACCCGTACCTCCATGAGCCTAAGGGCGTGGCAGCGGCTCCAGCAGGCAGACACTACCACTCAGACGGTGCAGGCTCCGGTGCTTGGGAGAAAATCCAAGGCTGGGGGCAGTATCAGGATAGTCGTACGACTGTCGGTACTCCCGTCTTTAACACTGCTACTGGTGTTCGCACTAAGTACCTTAACAATGGCGCAGGCCTTACTCTTGAGTACCTGCCCTCCGACGCTACAGTCCCTCTCTGGGACGTAGTTGCAAACAAGCACATCGCTATTGAAGAGAACGATGTCTATGACATCCGCACATCCTTTGTTGCTGAGAACTACGCAGGCACTGCACCCTACATCCTCTGTGAGTTGGATATTGGTGGTGGTCCGGGTGTTATCTTCTCGCAGAGCATCCCGTTGCTCAAGGGTGGTGTAGCACAGCCAGTCAACTTCTCATTCCCCGTATTCACTGGCTCTACTTATATTGTCAACGGCGGAGAGATTTACCTGACCTATGTAGGCACAGGCACATGCGATATTTATGCAACATCAAACCTGATTCACCGTCAATCTCGTGAGACATAAGGACTAGACAATGGCCATTAAGAAAACACTTCTTGAGATTGTCCAGAGCATCTTGTCCGATATGGATTCCGAAGACGTAAACACAATTTCCGAC